CTCACATCGGAGACAATGCTTGAATCAAGAAGACATAGACTTTTATGAGCGTAGATTTGATTTATTTGCGCTAAAAGGCTGGGAAGACCTTGTAGAGGATTTCACCAAGCTAAAGGAACAATTGCAGGACATCAGCCACATCAGTACCGAACAGGATCTTTGGTACAAGCGTGGGCAGATTGAAATGATTAACTACCTAGTTCAGCTTAAAACTCTGTCTGAGCAGGCCTACGAGGAGTTAATTAGTGAAGATTCTGAATGATTACCAGTGTGCCAAAGGGCATACAGAAGAATACTTTGTTGACAGGGAGCAGTTAACTGTAACTTGTCGGCATTGTGGCAATGAAGCAACTCGCTTGATTGCAACACCTAGGATCTCGTTGGATGGCACAAGTGGGGATTTCCCAACTGCTTCCGATGCCTGGGTTAATCGTCGTAACTCGCATATAGCCTGGGAACGCAAAACAGGCAGAAGCGAAGAATGGCAGTAGCGGATAAGAGAAACCCCGCATTATTTAAGTGTTCTCTCTAGAAAGCTAATAGGCTCAGGAGACTAATATGGCTGAATTTATTGAGGAAAGTGTTGATTCCACTGACCAACCCGAACAAGAAGAGCAACAACAAGAAGTTCAGGAAAGTCAAGCAGTAGAAACCAACGAAGAAGATAATCTCCCTGAAAAATACAAGGGCAAGGATTATAAAGAGATTGTCAGGATGCATCAGGAAGCTGAAAAGCTAATTGGTCGTCAGGGCAGTGAGGTTGGTGAACTACGACGCATTGTGGACGATTTTATCAAGGCTCAAGCCTCAAGCAAACAGCAAACGCAACCTGAAGTTGACGAAGAAGATTTCTTCGCTGACCCAAAGAAAGCGGTAGAACGGGCGATTGAAAGTCATCCAAAAATCAAGCAAGCCGAACAAATGGCTTCTGATATGGCAAAGACTAGAGCGCTTGAAACCCTAAAGAGCAAGCATCCTGATTTCACCAGTGTTGTATCTGATCCTAGTTTCCTTAATTGGATTCAGGCATCAAAGGTAAGGACAGAGTTGTTTGTTCGTGCTGATCGTCAGTATGATTATGAGGCTGCTGACGAGTTGTTGTCCTTGTATAAGGATCGACAGCAATCAGCCAAGAATACGGTTTCAGCAGAAAAGAATGCCCGATCACAGCAAGTTAAAGCTGCTACCACAACTGTTTCTGCTGGCTCAGATGAAGCGCCTTCTAAGAAGATTTTTAGGCGGCAAGATATTATTCGACTGATTCAAACTGACCCTGATAAGTATGACTCCATGCAAGATGAAATTATGGCTGCTTATCGTGAAAATAGGGTCAAATAGCTAACTTTCTATAAAGGATATTTAAAATGGCTCTCGGAACCGATCATGTAATTGGTAGTGAAGTAAACACCGCAGGTTTTGTACCTGAGGTATGGTCTGATGAAATCATCGCTGCATACAAAAAGAATCTTGTTGCGGCTAATCTCATCAAGAAGATGAACATGAAGGGTAAGAAGGGTGATGTGGTTCACTTCCCCGCACCTGCCCGTGCTGACGCTACTTCAAAGTCTGCTGAATCTCAGGTTACCCTGATTGCTGAAAGCGGCACAGAGAAGACTGTCACGATCAACCAGCATTACGAGTACAGCCGACTCATCGAAGACTTTGCTGAAGTTCAGGCACTGTCCTCGCTTCGTCGCTTCTACACGGATGACGCTGGTTATGCGCTTTCTAAGCGTATCGACACCGATATTCTTGTTCTTGGTCGTGAAGCACAAGGTGGCGCTGCTACCAACGCTTACACCAAAGCCTATATCGGCGGTGACGGCGCAACTCTTTATGTAGATGCCAACAACAACGAAAGCGCCATCACTGACGCTGGTTTCCGTCGTGCTATTCAGCGTCTTGATGATTCTGATGTGCCTATGGATAACCGTAACTTCGTTATTCCTCCTTCGGCTCGTAACACGATTATGGGTCTTAGCCGCTTTACCGAGCAGGCTTTTGTTGGATCTGGCGAAACCATTCGTAACGGTCAGATTGGTGATATGTACGGCGTTAAAGTGTTTGTTTCGACAAATGCTACCACTGCTACTGGTGGCGCTCGTATTGCTCTTCTCTTCCATCCTGAGTGGGCTGTCCTTGTTGAGCAACTTGGTGTTCGTGTTCAAACCCAGTACAAGCAAGAGTATCTTGGTACTCTCTTGACTGCTGACACCCTCTACGGTGTTGGTGAACTCCGTGACACTTCCGCAGTGGCTCTCGCCGTTCCTGCTTAATGATGCTAACGGTGGAGGCCTAAACAGTCTCCACCATCTTTAAGAAAGGAAAATAAAATGGCTGCAACAAGTGTATCCTCTGTACGAGGCAAACAACAGTTCCAAGGTATGTTCAATGAAATGTGGACTGCCAAAGGAACGATTGACTTTGCTGAAGTTGCTGATGGCGATGAAGCCGTAGACACCATTGCTGTTCCTGGTGTTGCTCTTGGTGACATTGTTCTTGGTATTTCTGCTTCTATTGATGTTGCTGATATTGCCGTGACTGCGGCTGTGACAGCAGCTAACGAAGTTACTGTTCAAGTTATTAACACAACGGGTGGCCCTGTTAATCTAGGCTCTGCTG